AAACTAAACTAAACTAAACTAAACTAAACTAAACTAAACTAATAGTACAAAAAAATTTATAATATTAAACTTTCAAATGCTGATTCAGCATGTAAGCATAAGACTCATATTGATTAGAAGCAGCAGCTAGAAAATCATCCATACCCAGTGTTAACATTTCAGAGTCTTCTAGCACACTTCTAAGATTCTCGATGCCTTTCATATGATCAACAAGCAACACTAACGCCATTGCTGATATGCTTCTTTCATCTAAATTTGCAGGAGAATCATACTTCATCAATATCTTTGATGCTAAAAAAGAAATCATAATTGGGCAAGCAACTTCTTCATCTTTAAGTAAATAGATAAGTTTTTCTATCAAAGTATCATAATCTTCGCCAATAGTTTTATAAATTTTACCATAAAGTGACTCATGCACTGCAATAAAAGCCGGTCCTTTAGTTAAATGATGTGCAGCATGCATCCACATTTCAGCTGCTTTAAAGGACCCAACAAATACTATTAAATTGTCTACAGACATCAGCACTCCTTTTATTTAAGTATAGGTTAGAAAATAAAAAAACAGCACTTTTTGAGTGCTGTTTAGTTGATCAAATATTTAAAAGATTAATTAAAATCTATAGAAACATCGATCTTGATATCGAATGTAGGCACTCTAACATGATTTACAAGACCAATCTCCTTACAAAGCTCTGACTCGATAAACCAGTCTGCATGTCCTCTATCGTGAATCTCTTTCAAGAAAAAATCTTCTTCTTTACCACAATTTTTTGACATCATTCTAAAGATCTTTTTGTTCAATCTATCAGTTTCAGCTGCAGATGCTTTGATTTCTTCATTCTTGCCCCACTGACCTGATGCTACATCGTGAATCATAACGGTTGCATCAGGATCCATAAATCTCATTCCATCGTTTCCAAAGGAAAGTAAAACAGCGCCACAAGACATGGCTTTACCTTCGGCGATAGTCGCAACTGGTAGAGTTGATGATCTAATTGTTGAAATCATAGACATAAGACTATAAACTTGTCCACCATATGAATCAATTACAACAGGAACAACCTTTTGACCGGTGCTCTGTGCAAGAGAAAACTTGTTTCTAAATTCATCAGCTGACGCTTCATCAAACTTATTTACAACAACCACAATTGGGTTTTGACATAGTTCGAAATCTTTTAATAAATTTGATGTACTAAACTTCCATAACATGACTAGCTCCTTTTAGTTATGAACACTTGCTGTTGCCGCAAGAATTGCATGTCACACAGCCTTCTTGATATATTAAACTATTTTCTGTACCACAGTTTAAGCAAGTTTTATCTCCACCTATTGTACCATCTGGAATATAGTTTTTCAAGCAACGAGCAATAACTTTGCTAAAACTGAAGAGATCTGCTTCTTTATCTTTTTGAAGCTGTTCAACAACATATTGAACAGGTGCTCCATGACGAAGAGCAAGTGATATTGTTCTTGTATATCCTGCATAATTAGGATTGTCAAACAAAGAAACTACATCTTTTATAACAAATTCTTCTTCTCCAACTCCGCAAATTAAGTCATACTTAGAAAGCATTGACTTGCCTGACTTTTTCTGTCTTCTTCTAAGTTCTCCAAGCTTGTATTTGCGTGGAATCTCAACATACTTGCTTAGGCCTCCAATTACTTCGTAAGGACGTCCATCCATTAAACCAACAAGGATTGTCCATTTTTCACCTTTGATTGTATCTTGACGAATTTCGCAAGTCAGTGAATCAGGTCGCTTTGGTGCCTTGTTGTCAATAAAGGACATTGTAGATCTGTCTTTTGGCTGCTTGTCTTCTGTTTGACTAACTAAAACGCCTGATCGGCTTCCGTCACGATAAACAGTAATACCTTTACAACCTTTTTCCCAGCCTCTCATGTAAACTTGCTTTACAGTTTCGATATCGATATCTGCAGGTAAGTTTGTAGTGTTTGAGATTGCATGGCAAATCCACTTTTGGGCTACTGACTGAAGATCTACTTTGGATACCCAGTTTATTTCATTTGCAGTTGCACCCTTATATGGGCTCATATCGACAAGTTCACTTGATTTATATTTACTTCTCTCTTCAGGTGAGAATGTAGAATCAATCCAGTCTTTAAAAAGATGATGATAAACAGTAAATTCAGTCCAGCGATCTCCTAAGTCGTCTACGAAATCAACACGAGCATCCTTGTCGTTAGGATTAATTTTCTTTCTACGAGTGTAGTGAAGCATAAAGACAGGTTCGATGCCACTGGTTGTTTGTGTCAAGACAGAAACAGATCATGCAGGTGCTGTTGTGGTGTTGGCAATGTTTCGTCTTCCATAGAGTTTATTATACTCTCTTGCAGAAATACCTTGCACACCACCTTCTTCATCTACAGCACTAAAGATTCTTTCTAAGAAAGGATGTCCTACTTCTCTTTCTGCATCATGGACACCGAAAGCACCTCGCTCTTTGGCCATAATCATTGAAGAGATGTAAGAATGAACGCCAAGATGGCGATAAATCTTTTCAGTTGTTTGAATGCTTTCTTCGTTGCCGTAGATCTGTCCTAACATGGCAAGCGCATCACCTAATGCAGTAATGCCTAGACCAGTTCTGCGGCCTAATGTTGTCTGCTCTCGGATCTTTTTCCAAAGGTTTAACTCTGGTTGCTTGGCGTCTGTTGATTCAGGATCATCAACCACTTTCTGAATAATTGCGTCAATCTTTTCAATCTCAAGATCAATTAAGTCATCCATCAAACGCTGTGCTTTCTGCACTACTTCACCAAAATGATCAAAATCAAATCTTGCATCTTTTGTCCAAGGATTGACAATAAACCCTGTCAGATTCACAAGCATTAGACGACAGCTGTCGTATGGTGACAAGATAATTTCACCACAGTTGTGCACTAGCAAGCTGTTAGCAAAAAAGTTATGGTTATCTTCAACACTTAAATCGTATACGTCTTCGTTTTCTGCAAACTCTATGGAGTCGATCTCTTCAAAGTTTGTTAATAGATTCATTTTTTGATCTCCTAATTTTTTTCCATTCTAAAATGTTTTTATTGTAATTTATTGAAAGTGCATCAAAGATGTCTTCTTTAAATAGTATTCTTATTTTAACATGCGGATATTCTTTAGCATACATGTCAAATTTATCTATTCGAACGCTTTTTCTGTCTAAGAATTTACCTTTTATTTCAATAATCTCAGACAGCTTTCCGTTTTGATATAAAAAGAAATCTGGTCTGTAATATCGTCCATCACTAAGAAGATAAGCGCAAACTTCAACATCCCATTCAAAATTATTGTTGTCAAGCCAGTTTGCGTAAGCAAACTCCCAAGAGCTTCTAAGATAGACATCTTTTTGTTTTGAACGATTATAATAATATCCACCTAAATATTTTGAAGATTTAGAATGCATTTGAGGTTTTTTATTAGGCCAATCTCTCCAGGGATTTTTTTCACCTGTCACATTTTCTCTTCTCATTTGTTTAAGTTTGTTTGTGATTATGCTATTACCCTTGCGGGTCTTTATTCTTAGCTTTGAAAAAATTGTTCTTAGTGAAGAGTAAGAACAATTTTCAATTTCTAAGATTTTAACAATCATTTTAAAACCTAAACCTTCTTCTAAATACAAATAAGAAAGATGGTCTCTTAAAAGTGTCGTATTATAGTCAGAAGAAAAATTGTATCCTTTTGATATGACTTTTCCTTTTTGATTGCAGTAATAAAAATTTATCAATGAATTCTTTATAAAATTAATTTTATCTTGATCGATATTAAAACCATACATCGTATCTCCTGCTAATCCTTGTGGATTATTATAGCTATAATGCACGCAAGGATTAGTAGAGATTATATCAAGAAATAGAAAGAATTTTATGTGAAGAAGTAAGCTTTGATGCTTCAACCCAACCTTGGTCAGTAAAGACACGGTGATCGTGTGTTAATGTAATAGTTTTTCCAGATTTTGTCTTTACTTTTAAGACTTGAGAGTTTTCTTTGGTTTTAAAAGCAATAGCTGATTTCATTTCTACTTCACGCGTTTCTGTGTTAAAAGATCTTACAAAGAAGCTTGCTTTGTTTTCAGAAAGTTCTTTAACCGTCTTAGGACCAACATTTGTCTCAACAATTGTGCTACCAATCACACAAGGATTCGTCGAGGTTGAGCCAAAGCCTTCTGCTTCGTAGATATCAGACGGAGTCATACTCTTAGCTGTATCCCAAAACAGAAGGCCAGGCTCGGCTGACGCGTGTGCAGATTCAACAATCTCGTGCCAGAGCTCTTGAGCGTTAATCCACTCTTCAACAATAGGCTCTTTGGCGTCGACTGGGAAACGCAGTTGGAATGAATCACCTCCTTTAACTGCGCACATAAATTCCTCACTCAATCTTATTGAGATGTTGGCGCCTGTCACACGTGTCAGATCTCTTTTAATCTTAATAAAGTCTCGTATCTGGGGATGATGAACTGAGAGTGAAATCATCAGCGCACCACGACGACCACCTTGCGCAACTTCTCTGCAAGAGTTTGAGAAGCGATCAAGAAACACTTCTAATCCAGAAGTTGTCTTGGCAGCATTAGAAGTAGGCAGATTCTTAGGGCGGATATTTGACACATCAAATCCAACTCCACCTCTTCGCTTCATGATTTGAACTTGCTCTTGATCTGTCTTAAGAATGCCACCGTAGCTATCTTCAGGTGAAGCAATAACAAAACAGTTTGAGATACTCTGAATTTGATAGTTATTGCCAATTCCACTCATTGGCGATCCTTGTGGAATCACATATTTAAACTTATCAAAAAGCGAGTAAATCTCTGACTTACTCATAGGGTTAGGGTAGTTTGATTCTATTCTGGAAAACTCATTAGCCAACCGATCATGCATCTCAGCTGGACTTAGCTCTAAGAAATTACCTTGACTATCTTGAAGTGAATACTTACTTGCGAATACACTTGCGGCAAGTTCATCACCTTGAAAATACTTGTTAGATTCCTGTATTACCTGTTCGTATTTGTGCATATTACCTCTTTTATTTTTCAATATCCCGATTACTTGCTTGTGATCTCTTTCCACTTAGATTTTAACATGTCTTTTGTGCCTGTATTATGAGATTCATAAATATCTACAAGTGACATCTGGCTTGGATCTTCGATTACTTCAATTCTTGATCTTGCGGTGTCAATTTTAACTGGAAAGATGATTCCATCTTTACCAGCACGATTTTTGGCAACAAATATTCTTCCACTACCTGTTGATTTTTCTGCTGGCTTTCTTGAAATTGAGATAACAATATCAGCCACCATCGCTTTACCGTAGGCTTCTGACATGTTTTCGAGCCCCACAACTTCTGAGTTTGAAGCTTCTCTGTTAGCCTGTGATGCTGTCCAGATTGGAATATTCATCTCCATCGCAAGGTTTCTTAACTCTTCGTAAACAAGCTTTAGCTCGTGTCGAAGTGAGTCATACTGTCTTGTAGATCTCATAATATCAGCATAGTCAATAACAATTAGTGAAGGAATAAAATCTTTCATAGAAAGTTTTTCTATGTGGTTTCTAAGAGTCACAATGCTTGCAGCACCAGTTGGGTACTGTTTAATAATTAATCTTCCAAAAGTGTTTTGTTCATAGTGCGTTAACACTTTTTCTTTATTGTCGATGATATCAGTTGAATTAATTCCTGTAAGATTACTGTCGTATCTGATGCCTACTGCAGTTTCAGACAATTCAAATGTATAATGCAGCACATTTTTACCACGACGAAGTGCTTCAGCACCCATTGCTACAAGCCAGTGAGACTTGCCTACGCCTGTTGGTGCAACTACAACACCGATTTCACCTCTTGAAAGACCTCCATTAAAAACATCTTTTGCATCAAGATGATGAATACCTGTAGGGCAGCAAATTCTATTGATCTTTGCAAATCTTGCTTCATGATCTTTAAAGAATTCATGCCCTGCTGAGGAACCTGACCCTTTTGATACAGCATCTTTCATAATGTTTAAGACGCCTTCGTAATTTTCGGCTTGAATGGCTTTTACACTGTCTTCAAGCGCTTGCTGCAGCACTTGCTTCTTGCAGAAGTCTAATGATTTTTCTTTTACATATTCTAAGTCGCCTAAGTTAGGTGACGATTTAATTCTTGAAAGAAACTCAACAACTTGCGTCTTGAGAATTAAATCGTCACCTTCAGTGAGCTCATCTTTAATAATCGAGACAAGCAAACTCATTGTAGGAAAGTTCTTATACTTAAGATAGAAACCAAAAAATCTATCACAGAGATACTGCAAATACTTAAGTTCAAAGTATTCATGTGTCATGACTTCAACCATCTGAACAGCGTATTGATGGTCAGTCATAAGTGACTGGAAGATCTTTTCTTGGAAGTCTTTCCCATACTTAGAAAAGTGTTTTTCATAGCTCATTTAATTGTGCCTTTTTTTAAGTTCTTTAGAAGATAGTTCCAACGCTGGACGTCAATAGACCCTATAGCTGACTCTTTAAGAGTCTTTAAGATACCCATATTATCCCATATGGGCGTGTACTTTACAATCGCATCTTCTATCTTTGCTATTTGATCAATATTCAAGTTATTGGAGTCAAGAAGCACAAGCCTAATATTTCTCTTAATAAGATTTTCTTCGTTCACAATATCTAAAAATATTTTAGGGCTCTTAGACGTGATTTGAGATTTTGCATCTGCGATTAGGTCAGAGAGGTTATACGCAGTTGATTCTGTTAATTTATGGAATCTTTTGGATAGGTTTTTGTATCCTACACCTTTGACTCCAGGAATGTTATCTGAAGGATCTCCAGATATACTTTTTGCAAGATAAAAGTTTTCAGGATGAATTCCAAATCTATCAATCACGTTTTTTTCATTGACAAAAGTCTTAGACGTAGGTGACCAAATAATTGTTTTCTTGTCAATCAGCTGATAAAAGTCATGATCAGAAGAAACAATTATCTTGTTTTTATCCTTGAGTGTGTATTTACAAAGATAACCTATTCCATCATCAGCTTCAGCATTCTCAATGTAGATTTGACATACAGGTATCTTAGAAAGTAAATCTGTTAATATTTTTATTTGAAGATTTCTATTTTGGTATGTAGAAGGTATGTCATCTTCGTAGTAGCGATTTAAATTTTGAGGTTTTGACTTCTTCTTGTAATCACTATAAAGTCCTCTTTTTTTAGTAGAACCACCACCTTCCCAGAGAACTATAACGCCTTCTGGATTACATTTTTCAATAAGATTCATTAGCGCATTAAAAAATCCTACAGTGCCACCAACGTATTCACCGTTGTCAGACATTGCAGGATTTGCCATAAAGTGTCTCGTAAATAAGTTTAATCCATCTACGAGCATAACTCTATCTTTATTCATCTACATAGTCATCCATTCCAAGTTCTGATGCTAAGGATTGAACTTCTTCAAATGATTCATGATCGATTTCAATACCCTCAGGCGTTCCTAACTTCTTAATCATTGCTGCCTCTGTCAAAATATCAACTGCATCGCTCCAGTCTAGAGAAGCAATAATTTCATTGAAGTTTGACTTATAGAATTTTTTCTCAGCAATAATCTCGCCTGTTCGAATATCAGA